AGAAAGTTGTAGCTAAACTCAAGTACCTCAAAGAATTCAAAGATCCAGTGAATAAACTTGACTTGGTTAGTGTGCATCCTACAAAACTACATGGTGCAAGTGAAGCGTGGGTATATGACACCTCAAAGCGCAAACTGCATCACTATATTGCGGATGAATACTCTAAGACCTTTACAGTCAAGGGTAATACGATTCTAGGCTTTGATACTAATCAAAGCGAGATTAAGACCCTGCGTAAGCCGGGTGAGCAAATTAAAGAAGTCATGGGTTCAAAGCCCGCGGCACGTAAATTCTTTAAAGACATTAAGGCTGTAGGTACTACACCTAACGGACGCTTTAATGAAAACATGATTATTCTAAAGGCATTCTAATGACACAAAATATTGACTTAAACAAATACAAACAATTCGTAGAGGCTGTTACCAGCAAAGAATCAAACAACTACGATTACCTACATCGTAGGATTGAGGAGATGCGAGAACAGGGTATAAACCCTAGTCTACTATTGACTGCTGGAATTGGACTAGCTAGCGAAGGTGGCGAATTTAATGAAATCGTTAAAAAGATGTTCTTCCAAGGAAAACCAGTCAACGAAGAAAACATCTTTCACATGAAGCGTGAACTCGGCGATATCATTTGGTACTGGATCAACGGCTGTCGTGCCCTAGACCTAGACCCTAACGAAGTCATTGCTGAGAACGTCAAGAAACTTGAATCCCGATACCCGGGAGGACACTTTGATACATTCTATTCCGAGAACAGAAAAGAAGGCGATCTTTGATTAACTCGGTTCTCCAGATAAATACATTATCTGGAGAAATACATGGCAATCCCATCAGGTCTTACATTAGACGAACTTAAAGAACAATTATTCGCAAACGTTAGATTACGTTTGGGTGATGGTATCGTAGACATAGAAGCTGATCCTGCTCACTTTGAAGCAGCCTACCAATACGCTATTAAAATCTATCGTCAACGAGCACAAAATGCTACACAAGAATCCTACACATTAATGAAGATTGAAAAAAATCAGGATGTGTACACATTACCACAAGAATTCATTAACGTAAGACAATTATTCCGTAGAACTGTTGGACTAGAAACAGGTCCTGCGGCAAGTAGCTTTGACCCATTCTCAAGTGCTATTCTTAATACATACTTGTTGAATTACAACTATGCTGGTGGTTTAGCAACTTATGACTTCTATGCAGGTTATATTGAATTGGCTGCACGTATGTTCGGTGGCTACGTCATTTATACATTCAATCCAGTTACAAAAGAATTGCGTATTGTCCGTGATCCTAAAGGATCTGGGGAACAGGTATTGATATGGGCGGACATTCAGAAGCCAGAACAAGTTTTGTTACAAGACCCCGGATCAGGTGTTTGGATTGGTGACTGGGTACTTGCTACTATCAAGAACATTATCGGCGAAGCACGTGAGAAATTTGCTAGTATTGCAGGGCCAAGTGGCGGAACAAGTTTAAACGGGTCATCTTTAAAATCTGAAGCCAAAGCAATGCAAGACCAGTTATTGGAAGACTTGAAACGTTATGTAGATTACAGTCAACCATTAACATGGGTCATTGGTTAACCTAAACACTTTTTCTGTCACACTCCTGTAGTATAATAAGTATTACAGGAGTTTTCTTTTTATGATTATAGGTGTCACTGGATTTATAGGTAGCGGTAAAGATACGATTGCCGACTATCTTTGTACGTTTCATGGATTCAAAAGGCTAAGTTTTGCGGCTAGTCTCAAAGATGCTGTAGCAGCCGTTTTTGGTTGGGACAGAGAAAATCTAGAGGGCACTACGAAAAGTAGCCGCAAGTGGCGCGAAAAGAAAGACGAATGGTGGTCAGAACGTCTAGGTATGGAAATCACCCCACGTAAAGTTCTGCAACAATGGGGTACTGAAGTCTGTCGCAACGGGTTTCATAGCGATATCTGGGTAGCCAGCGTAGAGAACAAATTGCGCCAATCTAAGGATGATATCGTTATCACTGATTGCAGGTTTTTCAATGAAGTCAAAGCAATTAAAGACGCTGGTGGAATCACAATGCGTGTTGAAAGAGGTGAAAGACCTGAATGGTACGATGCCGCAGTTGCATATAATCAAGGTCCTGATGGTAACGTAATGTGGTCCACTAGCAAGTCTAGGTTAGATAAGTTCAAAGTACATGCTAGTGAATACTCTAGCGTAGGTTTAGATTACGACCATTACTTAGATAACAACGGAACTATTGACCAACTTCATAAGCAAATTGATTTAGTAGTCAACCTCTAAATCACCTCGTCTCCAAGTAACTTCTTTTTTCTTCACAACCTCGACACAGTTGAGGCATATAGTACGAAGATTAGTCAAGTTAGCATTCTCTAAGTCACCGTCTATGTGAAACACGGTCATTTGAGTGCTGTATAGACCTTTAAAGCCGCATAAATCACATGCGGCTTTTTTCTTATAGCCCTTCTTCTGCCACATAGGGACTCTGGGTTTCAGTTTCTTTTTCTTCCTACCACACTCATCACATATTTTGCGATAGTACGTTTTATCGTTTCTATGATAATTGACAGCACATGCGTTCTTGCCACACTTTTGACATATAGGTCTCATACAGTATTTATAAAAAACCTTTAAAGGCACGCTTATTGGTGTTTTTTATTAATTTCCACTAAATATAATTATGTTAGGGCGTTAACCCTCATAATCATAACATAAAGGAAATTTAACATGGCACTAGTATCACCAGGCGTAGAAGTTACGATTATTGACCAGAGTCAATATTTACCAGCAGCTTCTAACTCAGTACCGCTAATCTTGTTAGCTACAGCACAAAACAAAGCTAACGCATCCGGCACAGGAGTTGCAACAGCAACGACAGCCGCAAACGCCAATAAATTGTATCAGGTAACCAGTCAGCGTGACCTAGTCAATCTATATGGAACACCGTTCTTCTATAAGACAACTAACGGTACATCTATTCAAGGATATGAACTTAATGAATATGGTCTACTAGCAGCATACTCATTGTTAGGTGTAACAAATCGTTGTTTCGTATTGAGAGCAGACATTGACTTAGCTAGCTTAGTTGGTCAAGTAGGTCGTCCAAAGGGTAACCCAAATGACGGTACATATTGGTTAGATACAACAAACTCAACATGGGGTATCTATGAATTCAATGCAAGTACAGGCAAGTTCACAGGTAAGACACCAATCGTAATCACAGATAGCACATACATTTCAGCTAACAAGCCAGTAGATACACTAGGTAACATTGGTGATTATGCAATCAATGCTATACCAATCGTAACAGGTTCATTGGCAGCAGCAGAATATTTCTATAAGAACACTAACAACACATGGGTTGGCCTAGGTTCAACAGATTGGATTAACTCTTGGCCAACAGTAAGTGGTACAATTGCTAACCCAGGTCTAACAGCAAATGATGTATTCACTATTACAGTTAACGGCACAGGCCCAACTGATGCTAATCGTTCATATAATATTGAATTGACTGTTCCTGCAGCACCTAACGACAATATCAGTGGTATTGTTAACCAGTTAAACAACTTAGGTTTACCTTATTTGACAGCCGCAGTAGTTGATAGCAAGATTTCTTTCTACTCATCACAGTTAGGTACAAACCAATTCATCACATTAAGTGAAGATGGTGGTACAACTGTACTAGAAGATATGGGTATTACCCCAGGAACTTACTATCAGCCAATGGTATCATCAGGTACAAGTGCTGAAATGCCATTATGGACATCAAGTCAGTCACAACCTCATCCAACAGGTTCTGTTTGGATCAAGACAAGCAGTGCAGGTATCGGAGCACAACTAGTTATTTCCCGCTTCAACACAGCATCATCAGCATACATTACGCAAAATTGCCCATTGTATGTTGCACCAGCTGGCTCAAGCGCAGCGGCAATCAATGCATATGACACAACTGGTGGTCAAGCAATTCCTGCTGAATCACTATTTGCTACATACCCATATGTTAGCAGTCTTGTCAATCAAACAGCTCCAGTCTACATCAGAAAGAGATTCATTTCAGGACCAACAGTAATTACTGGTTCTAATAATGATCCTACATTTGGTTCTGAAGCAGCATTTAATGTTTATGTTACAGTACCAGGAAGTTCAGCATTAAGTTCAGCATATACTGTAACATTGCCAGTTGGATCTTCTGGTGCAAGTGAATTCGTTGCATCTTGGACAGCGGCAAATATTCCTTACACATCAGCAACTGTCACAGTTGATGGTAACATTCAGTTAACTCACTTATTAGGTGGTGATATTATCCTTGATGATACATCTAATGGAATGTTAGTTGGAACTATCGCAGAAGCTGGGTTTATCGCTGACTCTACAGATGGAGTTACATTAGCAGGCCCAGCAAGCTATCAAAATCCAAGTGCAGAAGAAGCATCTTCTACTAGCACGTTTGGTAGTGGATCTATATTCAATATCACTGCATATGGCCCTACATACATCATCAACGGTATCACAGACGGTGGAACACAATACGAAGTTGGTGACATAATCACAATTAGTGGTGAAACATTAGGTGGCGCAACTCCTGCGAATGACATGGAATTGTATGTCGCAGAAATCGGTGGCGGTGGTGCAATTACAAAGATTGCATATGTAAGTGGTACTCCAAGTAAAGGTTACAATACATTGTTGACCAACTTTAGACCTCTAACATATACTGCAAACGAAGGTGCTCCAGCTGTTGACCCAGCTAATAACACAAACTGGTTCTACTCAGTAACAGACGAAGTAGATATCATGGTCAACAAGAATGGTAACTGGGTTGCATACAGAAACACAGCATATGACACATCAGGTCATCCTGCTGCAACTGGTTCTAACACAACCGACCCATTAGGTCCTATCATTTCTGCATCTGAGCCAACAACACAACAAGATGGCACAACTGCACTATCATACGGTGATATATGGATCGACACAAGTGACTTAGAAAACTATCCAGTAATCTATCGTTGGCAAGATGTTGACGGTGTGGATCAGTGGGTATTGATTGATAACACAGACCAAACAAGTCAAAACGGTGTATTATTTGCCGACGCACGTTGGGCAGGTAATGGTACAACAGATCCAATCGATGATCCTTTCCCATCAATCGTATCTCTATTGACCAACAATTACTTAGATTTAGATGCTCCAGAGGCAACTAATTATCCACAAGGTATGTTGTTGTTTAACACACGCCGTTCAGGTTATAACGTTAAGCAGTTCAGAACAAACTATTTCAATGGAACAAGTTTCCCAGATCAAACATTACCTTCAGTTAAGAATACATGGGTATCTGTAAGTGGTCTAAGAACAAATGGTAGTCCATATATGGGTCGCAAGGCTCAGCGTAACATGGTTGTTCAGGCAATCACAGCATCTATCAATACTAACTTAAGTATCCGTGAAGAAGATACATTCTTTAACTTGATGGCTGCACCTAACTACCCTGAACTACAACCTCAGATGGTTTCATTAAACAATGAACGTGCTAATACAGCATACATCTTGGGTGACACACCATTGCGCTTACCAGATCAGGCAACTGATATTACTAACTGGGCTACAAACGCAGCAGGTGCAAGTGCAACAGGTGAAGACGGTTTAGTAACACGTGATGAATACATGGGTCTATTCTATCCAAGCGGTATCACAACAGACTTGACAGGCGCAAGCGTTGTAGTTCCATCAAGTCACATGATGTTACGTACATTCTTACGTAATGACACAATCGCTTATCCTTGGTTAGCGGCAGCAGGTACACGCCGTGGTACAATTGACAATGCTACAAACATTGGTTACTTAGACGCTACAACTGGCGAGTTCCAAGTAATCAAGAACCGTATGGGAATTCGTGATGTGTTGTATATCAATCAGATTAACCCATTAGCGTTCTTTACTGGTGTTGGTCTATTGAACTATGGTAACAAGAGCAGTAAAGACACTCAAAGTGCATTGGACAGAACAAACGTTGCACGTTTGATTGCTTACATTCGTGAGCGTCTACAAGTTCTTGCTCGTCCGTTCGTATTCGAACCAAACGATGCAATTACACGTAGTCAGCTAACAGCAGTGGTACAGACATTGTTTATCGATTTAGTTGCTAAACGTGGTCTATACGATTACTCAGTTGTTTGTGATGCTTCAAATAACACTCCAGCTCGTATTGATAGAAACGAACTATGGGTAGACGTTGCAGTTGAGCCAGTTAAGGCTGCTGAATTCATCTACATCCCAGTACGTATCTACAACACAGGGGAAATCGCAGCACTACAAAGCTAAAATGAGTCCCCGGAAACGGGGATTTATTTGAGATAAATAATATTAAGGAGAAATAAAAAATGGCAACAGCCTCACAATCACTGTTCAATATGACCGTAGCATCAGATAACTCTGGTGGCTCACAAGGTCTATTGATGCCTAAGTTGCAATATCGTTTTAGAGCGATGTTCTTAAACTTTGGTGCACCTGGACTCCCTGTACAAGAATTGACAAAGCAAGTTATGGACATTACTCGTCCACAAGTTACATTTGATGAAGTACAATTAGATGTGTACAACAGTAGAATGTATCTAGCAGGTAAGCATACATGGTCTGAAACAACTATCAACTTACGTGACGATGCAGCAGGTAATATTACTAAGTTAGTTGGTTCACAGATTCAGAAACAGATGGACTTCGTTGAACAAGCATCTGCTGCTACTGGTCAAGACTACAAGTTCCAATTGAACTATGAAGTATTAGACGGTGGTAACGGTGTCTTAACCCCATCAGTATTAGAAACATGGGAATTATATGGTTGCTTCATCAAAACAGCAAACTATAACAACATGGATTACAAGTCAAACGAGCCAGCAACTGTACAGTTAGTAGTTCGCTATGATAACGCAATCCAGAGCCCACTAGGTTCAGGTATTGGAACAAGCGTAGGTCGTGCTCTAGGTGGTACAACCGTAACTGGTATCGGTTCAAGAACCTAATTAGGATTCTATGGCAGGATTTATTGAAAATTTATTGACCGATGCAGCCGCAGGCTTTTTCGGGAATGATTACTTGCGTGATTTCACTCACGCAAGTAAAACCTTTAGATCCGATGCTTATAGCTTTTCTCCTAAGTTTAAGTTTCTATTTCACGTTTACTTCAATCTAAATCAAAATTTAATTTCTACAATTGGTGACAACCTTATTAAAGAAGGCAAGTTACTTAATTTTGGTTTAGCTGTTAAGAACATTCAATTACCTAAGTACACCTTCGATTTACATGATATGAATCAGTACAATCGTAAACGAATTGTACAGTCAAAAATAAAGTATGATCCAGTAACTATTAACTTCCATGATGATAACGCTGGCGTTATCAAAAAATTATGGTATACTTACTATACATATTATTATAAAGATGCTACACAAAAAGATAGCAATTTAAGAACACCTAAGTCTAGAAATAATACACCACCTACAAACCCTAACGGTTCACAATCAGGTGATATTAGTCGTAGAAATGTGTACGATGATTCTATTTCAGGAACAGCAGATTGGGGTTATATTGGTGAAGCATCTTCTACACCACAAACAGCATTAGCAGCTTCAGTTGGACAAACAAAAGCTCCGTTCTTTAGAAGTATTGATGTATACGGATTCAACCAACACAGCTTTACACTGTATCGTTTAATAAACCCAGTCATTGAAAGTTTTGGACATGATACATACGATTACTCGCAAGCAAATGGTACTATGGAAAACACCATGTCATTGCGCTATGAGACAGTCAAGTATTACGAAGGTGGATTAGACGGCAAAAAGCCAGACGAAATTGTATTTGGATTCGGTGATCCAGCTAACTACGATAGAACATTAAGTCCTATTGCACGTCCAGGTTCACAATCTACTATCATTGGCCCAGGAGGCTTATTGTCAGCAGCCGGTGGTTTCATGGACGACTTAGAAGATGGAAACATCTTGGGTGCGGTTCAGAAAGCAGGAGCGGCATATAACACATTTAAGAATCCTCAATCTATTCTTAAAGCAGCCAAGAACGATGTTATAGGTGAAGTCACTGGTGCTATCACCGGAGCACCTAACAGAAATTCTATCTTTAACTTCCCTGTATTTGACAGCACTCCTGTTAAGAATCTAGGAAGCTTTAATATTCAAAACGCTACAAACGCAGCTAACAAGTTCCTTTCTTCTCCACCGGCAGTTAAATGATGCTAAATATATCTATAAGGATATATCATGGCAAATTTAATAGATCAACCTCAAAATCAGTTAGATAACACAGTAAAAGTATTTGACAGCTTTTACAATTTTGACTTAGTTGTAGGTGCCAACGAATATGAATTAGTGTATTCATATTTCAAAGAATCAACTGGTAACGTAAACACCGCACGTAACTTCACTACTATGCTGTTTAGAATAGCCGCTATAACTGATGAACCAGTGTTGACTTTACTAGACTTCTTAAAGACAGTCAATGGTAAATTGAAAATGAATGGTATCATGGCTTATTATCTAAACAGCTTGAAAAACAAAGCAACATTATATGGTGTAGCTCAATTGCCCAAGTCAAACGCATTTATTCAACGTAACATTGTTATATAATGGCAAACTTTGCACAAGGTATATACGTTCCTAAAAATCCACAAAAGTATGTAGGTACTAACAGACCTAAATTTCGTAGTGGATGGGAGTTTACCTTTATGCAGTTTTGTGATAACAATAACGCAGTGCTTAAGTGGGCTAGTGAAGCTATTAAAATTCCATATCGTCATCCGTTAACAGGAAAGATGACAAACTATATACCCGACTTTTTCATATTATATCAGAACAAAACCGGTCAGCAGATAGCAGAAATGGTAGAGATCAAACCTAAGAAGCAAAGTTTGATTGAGAGTAGAAAAGCTAGCGCACAAGATAGAATGGTAGTAGCAATCAACCATGCTAAATGGGCAGCAGCTAAAGCATACTGCAAAACTGCAGGATTGACATTTAGAGTAATTACCGAAGATGACCTTTTCTATAAGGGTGGTCGTAAGTAATAAATACTGCTATTATTGGAACAACAAATGACCAAAAAACTAAACGAACTGTTTGACCTACCTACTGATGAGCAAACAACTGATAATGAATTGCAAGCTGAACAGGCTGAAGTAGTTACACAGGAAGCACTAACAAACTTAGAAAAGATTGAACAAGCGTTACCTCAAGTACGTGATTTAGCCGCTAGTGATGCTGAAATGGATGATCTAGCAAATCTAGCAAAAGACAGCTACAAAGACCTAATGGATTTGGGTATGCAAGTTGATAGTCGTTTTGCTAGTGAGATTTTCAATAGTGCAGGTACAATGTTGGGACATGCAATCACTGCAAAAACAGCTAAAATCAATAAGAAATTAAAGATGATTGAACTACAGCTTAAGAAAGCGGCATTAGATCAGAAAAGTCAATCTAAAGTAGAAGAAATAGAAAGTACGCCAATTGGTGAGGGGTCATTGTTAGACAGGAATGAACTACTCAAAACCTTGCTAGCAAATAAAAAATCATAAAAGTGATAAATAATATAATAGGAATACAATATGAAAAGCCTTCGTCATTACTTAACAGAAAGTGTACATACATACCGCTACACTATTAAAATCGCAGGAGATGTCGATAAGAACTTTATTGACATGTTCAAGTACAACTTGAATAAATTTGATCCTGTTAAAATTGAAGATCCAAAGACTACTCCTGTACAAAAGGACCCATATGGTTTTCCTGAGTTACAGAACGAGAGTGTAACAATCATCAAAGCAGAATTCAAGTACCCAGCAACTGAGCCACAAATTCAACAGATTGCACAGTTACTAGGTAGAAACATTAATATGGTACGAGTAGTCACTACAGATTACAATGACAGTATCAATAGTGAAGCAGAAAAATATGCAAATCAGCCAAATCCAGTACTAGATCATCCTGAACTAGAAGATAATGGTAAAGAAGCTAGCAAAGATTATGCAAATCAATACTTAGATAAAGTAGTTCCTAAGAAGCCAAGTATTGATATTCCTTATGCAGGTCAGAAAACCCCCACAGCACAGAAAGATAATAAAGAAGTAAGTCACATGAGTCCAATGAGTAAGATTAACTTACCAGCAAGACCTCAAACAGGATCTAGAAAATGATTGACTTTACCTCCACACAACTAAGTTGGATATTAATCGGCGCTTGCAGTGTGGGCGGCACAGGTTATATGACCATGGACAATAAGATTAATGACATGGACAAAAAAATTGCTATCGTTCAAGTAAAAGCTGAATCTTCAGATAAGAGATTACAAGAACTAAGTACCCAGTTAGACAGAGTTGAGCAATTACTATTAGCACAGAATAAAAGAGGATCAAAATAATGGATTTCAAAAGCCTATTACAATCAATGGACACGCTCAGTGAGGGTGATGTAGTACATAAAGGTACATATGGTACTAGTCATGGTAGCGAAGACGTCCGTGACCAATACGGTCACAAGATCGGCAAAGTGAATAAAGATGCGGCAGCAAGTAAGCCAGCTGAAAAGCGTGGTCGTGGTCGTCCTAAGAAAGGTGCTGATGCATCAGGTGAAGTTAAGAAGTATGATTTCACAGCATTTGGTGCAGGTGGTAAGGATGTTAAGTTACCTAAGTGGGACAAGTCTAAGACAACTAAGCATTCACTAAAGGAATATATTGAAGAAGTTGAACAGAATCAACAACTAGATGAATCTGAGGCTGTAGAAGAAGGTGTTATGGACTGGGCCAAACAAAAGTACCATAATTACAAATGGAATAAAGAACTTGATAAAGCAGGTAGAGCACAACAAAAAGGTGACATTCCTGCTAAAGATGAAGCTGAGAGATTAGCAAGACTCCACTCGGACATGGAAGCAGTACATAAGTATAAAAGAACAGGCAGCACATATGATAAAAATTCAAACTATCGTATGGGCGGACAAGAGGATCAAAATAGAATCGCTCGCCTAAAGCAACAAGGATTGCTTGCTCAAACCCGCGAAGGTATGGATGAAGCTGAACAAGTAACTATTGCTCCTGCACAACAGAATACACAAGTTATCAAGCAAGGTAACAAGACATTAGGTACAGTCACAAATCCACAACTAGCACAACAGATTAAACAATCTATTGGCAAAGGTGAAATGACATTGATGCCAGGACAAAAAGAAATGGCTGAAGATGCGGTTGAAGA